AAGTTTGTTTCTGTTCTTCCCGGCACTCTTACAGGTCAAGGACAGATGAAAGGTCGATCTATCTTTAAGGCTTACAAAGAAGATGAAGGCAAAGCCAAAGTTGGAGTGATTAAGGCGCTAGAAAAAGCAGCCGCCAAGTTTAACGCGAAAGGCAACATCTGATGGCTGAATTACGCATTCCGATTATCACTGAGTTTAAGGGTAAGAAGGCTTTTAAGGAAGCCAATACAGCCACGTCAACTTTACAAAAAGGCGTTAAGAAATTAGGCGCTCAACTAGCCGTTACCTTTGGAGCAACTCAGCTTCTCAGGTTTACCAAGAATGCTGCCAAAGCATTTATCGAAGATGAAAAGGCCGCATCGCGTTTAGCTATAGCCGTCAAGAATCTTGGTCTTGCTTTTGAAACTCCACGCATTGAAGAATTTATAAGTCAGTTAGCTCGCACCTCGGGGGTCGCCGACGATCAGCTTCGTCCATCAATGCAGAAACTTTTGACCACTACGGGTTCATTAGCTAAATCAACCGAGCTACTCACTCAAGCCTTAGACATAAGCGCCGGTAGCGGTGTCGATTTTGAAACAGTTGTAAATGATTTATCGATGGCTTACGTCGGTCAGACTCGCGGCCTTCGTAAATACTCACTAGGACTTACTCAAGCAGAGCTTAAAACAATGAGTTTTGCAGACGTTCAAGAAAAACTCGCTAAACAATTTTCAGGTGCCAATGCTCAGTATCTAACTACTTACGCTGGCAAGATGGGCATTTTGTCTAATGCCGCCAATGAAGCAAGCGAAACCATAGGCAAGAGCCTTATGGATAGCTTGTCATTGTTAGCTGGTGAAGGTAACTCCATTCAACCACTAGCCGATTCTATGGGCGAGCTTGCTACTTACGTTGGAGATGCCATTTATGGTATAGCCGTTTTAGGAGATAAGTTAAAATCTTTGCCGGGTGCTGATCTTCTAGGAAAGATCGGCGGCGCAAGAGGCATTTTGGCTACTCTGTTTCCTCAGGCTGGTGAGGCACTAAAACTTTTAGATGCTCTTTCTGCTCTCGGAAAAAAATCAAAAGGCGCTGCGGGTACGGAAGGTTATCCATCATCAGCCCTTGGGCCGGGTTATGTAGATCCCAATGATGCAGCTCGAAAGAGGGCAGAAGCCGCTGCCGTCAAGCGCGCTAAAGAATTAGCAGCATTGCAGAAGAAAACTTTGGATACACAGAAGAAACAGAATGCACTAACTAAGGCATCAAAGACTCTTAACCTAGAGGCCATCGGTATTGAGGCAGCCCTTAAAGGTCAGATTAGCGAGACAGATCGCCTATCTTTGCTATTGCAAAAAGCGATCTTGGCAGATAACGCAAACCTAGCCACTCAATTATCGGATCAACTAGAAGATGCAATTAAGCGTCAAAATGATTTGCGTAACTTGTTGCTAACAACTCCCGAAGCTCCAAACCCCTATCGTAACTGGACGCTACCTCAGGACTTGCTTAACTACACAGCATCATCGCTTGGCGTATCTGTAGCACAATTACAGACGGCACCCATTCCGATCACATCTAGCATGACAGATGCTCAAATGGAATTGGCAGCCGCCGTTAATGCAAACCAAACCGCAGAAGCTAAGGTCATCAATGTTGCGGTCTATTTGGGCGACACAGAAATAACTGGCGCAGTCACAAGTGTTCAACAAAATCAATCTCTGTCAGGTACATTCAGCGACGTGAGCCGATATAACGGCCGTGGAGCTCCGTCAGTCAAATGACCCTACCTGCCACGATCTCTGTTTCCTTCGATTTTAGTCAAGGCGCTACATTTGGTCTAGGGTTTGTTATTGGCGATCCCACCTTCGGCGTTATCGGCACGAGCAGATTCGGCGATTCCCCTGTAAACACGCCTACAGTCGATCTCAGCGATGTGACTCGATCCATCAAAATCGCCCGAGGCCGTAACGTCATGCGCGATACCTATGAGGCAGGCACTTGCACAGTTAGAGTCATTGATCAAGATGGCGCATTTAACCCTCAAAATGTAGCTTCGCCCTATTTTGGCTATTTGACTCCATTGCGCAAGATTCGTGTTTCGGCAACTACTTCAACAGCTCAACACTTTTTATTTTCGGGTTATGTCGATTCGTACAAATACACCTATCCGACAGGCCAAGAATTAGGATATGTGGACATTCATTGCTATGACGCGTTTAGACTCTTTCAGATGGCTAACATAGCAAGTGTGACGGGCGCCACAGCTGGCCAAACTACTGGCACACGCATCACAAAGATTCTAGATCAAGTAGATTATCCGCTATCGATGCGAGTGATCGACACAGGCTCGACAACAGTTCAAGTCGATCCCGGCACAGCCCGCACATCTTTGCAAGCACTTAAGGCGGCGGAGTTTGCCGAGCAGGGCGCCTTTTTTATAGACTCCGAAGGCATTGCAGAATTTAAGGATCGCGCCGATGTGGTTTCATCTTTAGCGCCAGCACCGATTGAGTTCAATCAGACTACTGGTATTCCATATTCCAATCTCCAATATGCCTTCGATGACAAGCTCATCATCAATCAAGCCAGCATGACTCGCATCGGTGGGACAGCACAGACTGCTGTCAATGTTGATTCCTCAGCTAAGTACTTTCCTCATGGCACTACTCTGACTGAGATGATTCCAGAGACAGATGCTCAAGTCTTAGACATCGCCAAGATATATGTTGCAACGAGGGCCGAGACAACGATCCGCATTGATGCCATGACAGTCGATCTATTGGACACGGCAGTCCCTACAGACACAATGATTGGCCTTGATTACTTTGACAATGTTAAGATCACGAACGTCCAGCCTGATGGCTCGACAATCGTCAAGACTTTACAGGTGCAGGGATTGGCATGGGACATCACCCCAAATTCAATGAAATGCACAGTAACAACACTTGAGCCTATAGTCGAAGGGTTCATCGTGGGATCATCGACTTACGGTATAATCGGACAATCCATATTGGGATACTAGGAGAAAAACAATGGCAGCAGGTCTAGGCTTTAAGGAATTTACGACAGGGGACGTGCTGACGGCCGCCGATGCGAATGGCTATTTAGCCTCTCAGGTGGTCATGGTTTTTGCTAGCGCTGCAGCTCGCACCACGGCCATCACCTCACCTCAGGAAGGCATGATCTCTTATCTCAAAGATACGAATGCGACTCAGTACTATTCGGGCTCTGCATGGGTGGCAGTCGGTGGCTCTAGCCCTCTTACGACTAAAGGCGATCTTTATACTTATTCAACGACAGATGATCGTCTAGCGGTTGGTTCAAATAACCAAGTATTAACAGCGGATTCATCGACGGCAACGGGTCTTAAATGGGCTACACCTGCGACATCCACTTCAGGATTGACTTATATCACAGGGACTACTTTCTCTGGAGTTTCAGGTTTTAGCTTACCGAACAGCACTTTTAGCTCGACTTACGATAATTACAAAATGATTATTGCAATTAATAGCACCAGCATGACAGGCACAACTTTGAATTTTAGAATCAGAATGCGTGCCTCAGGGACAGACAACTCAAGTTCTAATTATTACAACGCTAGAGTAGTTTATTATACAACTTTTGTGGCCGGTCAAGGCGGCTTAGAAGATGCTTTTTATTGTGGAACAGCCTATGAAGGCACAAAAGGTTACATGGTCGTAGATATTTTGAATCCTTTCAACACAGTTTCAACACAATTAGCAGCTAAAACACATGGAAATCAAGGCTCTCTAGCTATTGGAGCAGACGTAAATGCTGATATGACAGTCACAACATCTTACGATTCTCTTTCTTACTCATCAGTAAATGGAACAGTTACAGGTAATTACAAAGTCTACGGATACTCTAATAGCTAAGGAAATGACTATGACAAAACCATTGATCCAAATAGGCGATGAAGTTCGTGAAATGACTGATCTTGAATTTGAGCAACATTTGAAAGATGTTGAAAAAAGTCGTTTAGAATTAGAAGCTAGCGTAGAAAAGGCTACAGCTAAGGCTGCACTACTTGAGCGTCTAGGCATCACAGCCGATGAAGCGGCACTACTGCTGGGATGAAACCCGTCTTATGCAAGGCTGGGCAACAGTTACGCGAGCAATTCGATGACACCTTCCCAGATCGTGATAGGCGTTCCGATGGCTGGCTCGGCGATCAGCGTCATTCAACGCGTCCTAGTCAGCACAATCCTGATCCAAAGACTGGGATTGTTTCAGCCATCGATGTCGACCGAGATGTTCATAAGTCAGGCAAGCCCGACCTCATGCCCGATATTGCAGATCAGCTTCGACTCGCGGCAAAGCGTGGCGAGAAGCGGATTGCCTACGTTATCTTTGACGGACGAATTGCATCGTCTCGCATGGGCTGGCGCTGGCGAAAGTACACTGGGAGCAATCCGCATAATCAGCATTGCCATATCTCTTTCACTAAGCAAGGTGATACAGATGGTTCGTTCTTTAATATCCCGTTATTAGGAGGCACACAATGAACATGAAACATCCAGCAGTAATAGCAGTCGGAGCATTTCTCGCAGTATGGGGAACTACCTCTAACTTCGCTTTAGACTATCGCGCTATTCTCGGTTCGATCGTTGCAGGCGTGTTTGGTTACGCGAGCCCTAAAAAGTAATGAGCGCGGTAGATATAGCGGCTGTCGCCGTAGGTATAGTTACAGTCCTTGGCGGAGTGGCTGCATATCTGCAATTCTTAATTAAGTATTACCTTGCCGAGCTAAAGCCCAATGGTGGTTCATCGATCAAAGATCAAGTTAATCGATTAGAAGCGCGTGTCGATACCATTATCGAATTACTAGGTAAGTAACACTTTACCTATGGCTAAGAAAAAGGTCATAGACCTAGACACTTACAACGCTCTCGATCAATGGGCTATCAGTCTGCATGAGATGTATCGTGCGCTTCGGCGTGCAGGTTTTGCAGTTGATATTTCACTTGCACTCATCAGCGACAAAGATGCCTATCCTGACTGGATCTTGCCATCGATCCCTGACCGAGTGGATCGCATACCCTACGAGGACGACGACGAGGATTAATGAAGCGCATTGTCATAGTGAGCGACCTACAGGTTCCCTTCCACGATAGACACGCAGTTAAGAATCTAGCCAGCTTTATCAGTAAGTTCAAGCCGCACGAAGTAGTGACGATCGGCGACGAGATTGATTTCAATACCATTAGTAAGTGGTCAGAAGGGACGCCAGAGGCTTATGAGCAGACTCTTGGAGATGATCGCGATGAAGCTGTTCAAGTCCTTTACGACTTACAGGTCACGCAGACCATAAGGTCAAACCATACTGACCGCCTTTACAATCAGATCATGAGGAAGATTCCCTCATTCCTATCTTTGCCTGAGTTACGATTCGAGAAGTTTATGAGATTCGATGAGCTCGGGATCATTTTCCATAAGAAGCCATATAACATCGCACCTAACTGGATTGCAGTCCATGGCGACCATACCCCTATTAAGTCACAGGGGGGTCTGTCAGCCCTTGAGGCGGCTCGTAGGCACGGTAAAAGCGTCATCTCGGGTCATACTCACAGGGCAGGACGATCGAGCTTCTCAGAGGCCTCTGGAGGCCGTATAGGCCGTGTCTTGCATGGCGTAGAAGTAGGCAATCTTATGGACTTTGCTAAGGCAAGCTACACGAAAGGATCGGCTAACTGGCAACAGGCATTTGCGATCATGTATGTAGATGGCAAGAACGTCCAAGTCGATCTTATCTACATTGAGAAGGACGGGACATTCGTAGTTTCTGGCAAGCGGTATGGACGACCTAGATAACGACTTAGCGCGGTCGATCGATGACCACATAGACGATGCAGAATCGTTACCATTTCGTTATCTAAATATCCTTGGCCTAGGTTAAACATCTGTCATGCTTATCTCATCGGCGAAGGGCGTCGATAAGAAAGGGCAATTATGTTTGATCCATCTCTAGGCGATGCAGTTGTAATGATCCTGCTATCTGCCATATATTTCCACTTAGGCCGAATGGTCGGCATCCGCGTTGGTTATCTCAAAGGTCGCAAAGCTGTGAGAGAGTACTACGCATCTAAGGAAAGGGTAAAAGTGTGAACGCAAGTGAATTCCTCAGTGAAGCAAAGGCAACAATTCAAGATCGTGGAATGGAGTACGGACACCCGTCAGACAATATGTCCAGAACAGCATGCCTATGGTCTGCATTCCTCCAAATGCCTGTTACTGACTATCAAGTGGCATCATGCATGGCACTGGTCAAGCTCGCACGAAGTATGGAGTCTGCGAAAGTCGATACATACATCGACGCTGCGGCCTATCTTGCAATAGCAGGGCAACTACACACAGAGGAGAATGAACTCTATGTTTAATTTATCGGAATACACCACTGTAAGCGAACGAATTAAATTGTTTCGAGAGATGTATCCGATGGGCAGAATCATCACGACTCTGATCTCTGAAGATCCAAGTCGAGTAGTGTTTAAGGCAGAGTTCTACCGTGATGATGAAGATCAACGTCCTTTCTCGACAGGCTACGCGAGAGAGATTACAGCTGATCGCGGAGTAAACAAGGATTTTGCGCTTGAGAACTGCGAAACGTCCGCAATCGGAATTGCCGCTAAGAATGCGAACATAGGCACAGAGAAGAATGCGATTAGCCGAGAGGAAGCTGAAAAGGTGAATCGAGTCAAGGCGAAAGATGCAACCATTCAGGATGTGAAAGCGAAGATGGCACAAACATCTGGCGAATACATTCCAGTAGTAAAGGAAGATGATCCATGGACAATCAAGGCATCGACTATGCCACCCACAATGGCGGAAGCTGTTGCGACGGTGAAAGAAACTATTGGAGGCCAGACAGAGAAGGATATTCCAGTCTGTTCGCATGGCGAGATGGTATGGAAAACAGGCACTAGCAAAGTTGGTAAGCCATGGGGACATTTCAAGTGTCTTTATGCAGTAACGGGCGAGATGACTAGATGCCAATCACCTAATGACGTCATTTGGTATGAGATCAACAAAGAAACCGGCGCATGGCAAAGGCAGGTAAGACTCTGATGGGACGCTTACAGTTTAAGAATCAAGATGATGAGTGGGAGTCATTTCCAACAGATGAGGAGATTCAACGATCTAAGGAAGTCCAAGCAATCTTAGAAGAATTTACCATGATGACCAGATGTTGCTTATGCAATGAGTCTATACCAGTGTCAGAGATCAAGGTAAACCTAATGAATAAAGCGTGGTCATGCAGAAAGTGTCACGCGGTCAATGGCCTCACAAAGCCGTAAATACAGAGGATTCTCGACTGAACGCGTAGTCGCCAAGTACCTTTCGGGTTGGTGGCCACATGCGGATATCGGTCGAGGGGCTGGAAAAGATATAACACATGTCCCGTTCGACATGGAAGTTAAGGCTAGATCGGCGTTCCAGCCAAAGGCATGGATCGATCAGGTCACTAAGAGAACAGACAAGTCCCATGACTTGCCTCTCGTGGTGTGTCGCTTAAATGGTCAAGGAGAAGGTCGTCCTCAGGACTATCTGGCCTTTATGCGATTAGGTGATCTGGTCGGTCTATTGCTTCGCGCAGGTTACGGGGATTTACAGGGTGATCGAGATACACTAGAGCCATTGAGATGCAATATGTGCGGAGCATGGAGCTTCACCGAAACTTGCAGAATGTGTCAGAGTGATCCAGATGCCAACCTATGAATTCGAGTGTGACAATGAGCTCTGCGAAAGTAATGCACGAATCGAGGAATGGCTAAGTATCAATGAGCCGCATGATCTGGAATGCCCATTCTGCCATTCACCTATGCATAAGGTCTATAGCTCTATAGGGGTATCGTTCAAGGGCTCTGGCTTCTACAGTACGGATCACAGATGAAGATACTGAACCTATATGCAGGGATAGGTGGCAATCGCAAGCTATGGGGTAATGATCATGAGATCACAGCCGTGGAGTTTGACCCTAGAGTTGCAACTGTCTATGCAGACCTATTTCCTCAAGATCAGGTAATTGTGAATGACGCTCATCAATACTTACTTGATCACTTCAATGAGTATGACTTCATTTGGTCAAGCCCACCATGTCCTAGCCATAGCCAGATGCGTAAGAATATGAGTGTTGGAATCATGGGTTCAAAGCCCCTATATCCTGATATGAAGCTCTATGAAGAGATTCTATTACTTAAGCATTACTTCAAAGGCTATTGGGTAGTAGAAAACGTCAAGCCATACTATGAATACCTAATTCAACCTACCTTCACACTAGGCCGACATCCTTACTGGTCTAACTTCATGGTCAAGCCTAAAGCCTATGAAGCCGATGGTATCAAGCATGTAGGAGCTGCAAAGAAGATTGCAGATAGATTTGGATATGACTTAGATGCCTATGATCTACCGGATAAGAGAAAGGCTCTACGCAATGCAGTTAATCCAGAAATGGGACTCTACATTTTGCAACACGCCTCTGAACAGGACTTATACAAACATGCTTGACAG